TAGAAGAAGCTGCCAAAGTGCCAATGATGACCGATTTTGGTGTCATTAGTCGAATTGTACCAAAAACTTACGTTACTATGTCCGCAGGGATGCACATTTTACAGGAAAAAAAGAATAATCCGTATATGCATAACGAATTTCCTTTAGTTCCTTACTTTTATCAGTTTGAAGATATGGGTAACTACATTGAAACCTTTGGTATTGTAGAGAATATGAAAGACCCACAGCGTGAAAAAGATAAAAGGCGTTCACAGATGTTGGACATTATCAACCGATCCCCTAGAGGTGGCGGTGTATTTGCTGGAAATAAGGTTTCACAGGAGGAAATGAACGAAGCCTCCACAACAGGTAGGTGGATTGGCATTCCTGGCTTTAAGGGGCGAATTACAGACTTTATGCAGCAATGGTCAAACTCTCATTTATCTTTGGTAAGTAGTATCGCTGCAATGGAGCAAAAAGCGGAGTTTGATGCAAAAGAAATTAGTGGTGCTTCCAACCCAATGATGGGTATTGCCACATCCACAAAAGAAAGTGGCATAGCAGCACAGACAAGAATTAGACAGGGTATGATGACATTGCAAGAACAGATGGAAAACTTAGATCTAACTAAGACCACAGTTCTTATGCAGGCATTAAAAAATATGCAACAGTTCTATACTCCTGATAAAATTAAAAGAATTATTGGTGCAGAAACCGAAAAAGCAGAGTCTCCTGAAGAAGTAGCGGTAATTAATGAGACAATAGCTAGGTTTTTAACCAACTTTGAAAAATTTGAATTTGATATTGTTCTAGACAGAGGAGAAAACTCCGCAACCATGAAGGCAGCAAAGGCACAACAGGTTGGTGAACTGGTCAGGAACGGATACTCAAGTTTATTTCCTCTCTATGTTGAGCTTTCCGACCTAGATGCAGGAAGAGAAATACTCGAAAAATTTGAAGAAGAGCGATCCGCACAAATGCAAGCGCAGCAAATGCAGTCACAGATGACTGGTGAGGGCAAATCGTGATTCACAACCCCCTAAAATAAGGATAAGGTACAATGGAAAAGCAAGAGAGTTACATTGATGAGGCTAAAGAATTGGATGGCACTGCCACAGATTCTCCAGAATCAAATAGTAACGAGCAAACAGCAGAGACACCTGTTGCAGAAACACAAAGCTACAAAGTCGGAAACAAAGAATTTGCTTCTGTGGATGAATTAGTAGAATACGCTTCTAATACAGATAAGTCTTATAGGAATCTTCAGGAACTCAATGGCAGGCAGACCAATGAACTTGGTGAACTGCGTAAGTCTCTTGATGAAATTAGGGTCAATACTTCTCCAAAAGAAGTAGAGCCAGAATTACCAGAATATGATCCGTATGATCTCAATACGATTCTACCACATATCTCTAAACAAATAGAAAGCAAGTTCGCTGAACAGCGTAAAGTACAAGAAAGAGAGATCAATGAGAGTAGAATGAAAAAAGCTCAACAGGATATGATTGATGGTTTTATTAAGTCTCACCCTAATATGTCCAACGAAGAACTCCAAGCTGTTGCAAAATTCGGAGATGAGCGTGGGATCGCACAAATTGAAGATGCGTACACGCTTATGACTTTAAATCAGGAGAAGAATAAAGCCAAAACAGAAGGTGTAAAACAAGTAACAGAAAAACTTACCCAAGCAGAGGAAGTGCCAACAACACTTTCCAATGCTACTGGTGGGAATAAAACTGCTATTGATTTTGACAACCTTATGCAATCAGACTGGGAAAAATTACCAGAGGATGTGCGTAGACAGGCTTTGATGGATTCTTCTTCTGGATAAACATATAGCCAAAAAAGGATAATACGATGGCAAACTGGAGTTCAGGAATGCAGGTCTCCCGTTGGGCGAAACAACTTGCTTACGAAGTTGGCAAAGAGATTTATTTCTCCAAGTTCATGGGAGAATCTTTTGATTCTATGATAGTAAAAAAACAAATGGATGAAGGCAAAGGTAAGGACATTACTTTCGGTCTTGTTGGATTAACACCAGCAGCAGATAACAACAGTGGCGGTTTTTACACTGGTGATACTGCGATTGAAGGTAACGAAGCTAACCTTACTTCTAATACTCAAACTGTAGCAACAGCACACAGAAGATTTGCTGTGATTAGTGATGGTAATTTTGCAGATAGTAAGGTCTTGTACGATTTTCGTACAGAAGCTCTTTCTGAGTTGAAAAGATCCTACGCAGAAGATCACGATGCACAGATCTTTAGTGCTTTAACAGCCGAAAGTGGTACTTTTGGTCAGCTAAGAGCAGATGCAACCGCTTCTGCTTACACTAACTCTGATGATGAGGCAAATTTAGCAGATGGAGATAAAATTACTTTATCAGACATTTCTAAATTAAAGCGTATCGCTATGTTAGGTGCTTCTGCTACTTGGAAAATGCGACCTATCAAAGTAGAAGGTAAGGATTACTATGTATTATTGGTACATCCTGAAGTCTCTTACGACTTATTTCAACTTCCTGCTTTTCAGCAGATACAGCGTGAAGCAAACCTTCGTGGTGATGAAAACCCGTTATTTGCTGGAGCATTGGGAATGTATGATGGAGTTGTAATCCATGAGCATGAGGGTGTAGCAACTGGAAACTTTGGATCTGGAGATGCAATCAAAGGTGCAAGAAACCTATTTTTAGGTGCAGGTGCTGGTCTTTGTGCTGGAATTGGTGAAATGAACTGGGTTGAAAAAACCTTTGACTATGGCAACAAGCTAGGTATTGCTGCTGGTCAAATATACGGAGTAGATAGAGCTGTGTATAACAGTAAAGACTACGGATGTATTCAGTACCTAACTCAAAGAACTGATCTGTAATCAGTAACTAACTAAGGGGCGGGCATTTTGCTCGCCCCGCCTTAGAGAGATTATGACTTTAGCAAATATAAGAACCGAAATAAGAAATATTACTGGCGTATCTGATACCAATACCGTTGCAGATTCTGTGTTAACAGATTTGATTAATAAAGGTCATACTATTTTAGCAGATGAAGCCAATCTATTTTCAGGGTACGCTACAAGAAATAGTGTTGCAGGAACTGGTGAATATCAGCTTGTGAATGGGAATGGTATACCTATTGCTGTGTGGACAATCGTAGAAAATGCAGCCTCCGCAAGTAGCTCTAATCTGGCAAATATGATTCGTATTTACAGAGTGGATTTTGACAATGATCAAATGACTCGTATCGGTATGGATCAGATCTATAATATCGCCAGTAATGTAGGTGATGTTCAAATGCCTTCTGCTTATGGATATTTTATAAACGATATACACCTGAATATTTTTCCTATTCCTCAAGTAGTGAAAGAAATAAAGGTTTACTATTATCACTTACCGATTGAGCTAAATGGATCTTCTGATGTTCCTATGATTGATTCACGATACCATGAATGTTTAGTGTATTATGGAGCATGGAAAACCGCAGAACGACTTAGGGATATGAATATGATTTCCTACTTTAAGAATGAGTGGTTAGAGTGGAAAGAAAAAGTAGTCATGGATCGTCAACGTAGAGCAGGAGAACCCAAATTTAGTATTAACTATAAGGATTTTTAATGCCTAGAGTGAGTATTAGAGATTTTTCTGGTGGTTTGGTTACCAATCAGTCAGAGTTTGATTTACGAGACAATCAATATACTGTTTTCAGTAAGGTTAAAAATAAAAAACCTGGTCAATTAGAAAGACCAAATGTAGAGCAAACTGTTAGTGGCGAGGGTGATGGTCTACAAAAACAAACTGAACTGGTTTTGTACAGAACGGAAAAAGATGGTAGTAATAATGATGTAAGTACACAATGGTGGTTATACTCCAGTGGTATTTTTGTTCAAAGGTTGGACAAAACTCAGGATAGAAAAATTCAAACACTTTCTGATACTACACCAAATCCAACAGGAGCATGGACAGCAGGAGGTAGTTATACTAATATTTCTCCTCAAGGCGGTTCTACTACTGGATCAGGTGCAACTTTTGATATTACCACAGATGGTTTAGGAAACCCCACCTTTGCAATCAATAGTCCAGGTACAGGTTATACTGTAGGGGATACATTATTTTTTAAGGATTCTATAGTAGGTGGAGCAACAAGTAATCAGGCTACGATTACAATAGCAACAGTTACTGGTTTTGAAAATGTAGTAGAGGGTTGGAGTGGAGCAGATGTTATTGGTGATATTTTAATTCATAATCAAATTGCTAGACTTTCCGATTGCACTTTTGCAAATAGCTCAAAGTGGTATGGTCATATCAAAAGAGGTGTATTTGGTAATACAGAAATTGCTAATTATACAAATGGATATGCTTTTAGACCTCCACCTATGAACTCTGGAGTAAATGAATGGTATGTGGAAGATGCCAAGCTCACTCCACCAACTGTAGTAAGAATGGATCATGCTTTTGATCAGAGTAATGAGGTTAATGCAGCAAACGAAGTCGGTATTTACATCCATTATCCTTCCGATACTTCTGAAAAAGATGACCTTTTAATTGATAATGTAAGTAATGACACATTTAAAACACATGACAAGTATACTGTCACATTTATTTACGACTATTTACAGGAGTCAGAATTAGCTAGAGATAGCAATGGTAATATAGGGATAGAGTCGTATGAAAGTGTACCCAGTTCAGGTGAAAGATGTCCAGGTATTCAATTAGTGATGCACACTGGCTCTTCATTAGCAGATTTTAATAAGCGTATTACTGGAATCAATATTTATTGGAAACCAGAAGATGACATTGATTGGTATTTAGTGTCTACTGTAGATATTGATAATGGTTTTAAAGATAGTGCATTATCCGAGTTAGCAAATAAAACATTAACAAGCACAGCAAGTAATAATGGTAAATGGATTCCA